CCCTTGATAACGGGAATCAAACACAGCAACAGGACGATGCCCACAATGCCCACGATGATGCCGGGAATCATCATGTTCCAGATCATGGTCATGCACATTCCCACGCCCAAAACGATGGCACCGACCACGCCAAGAAGGGTGGTGCCGATTGCCTTGCCGTTTAAGACGATGGCGGGCTTGCCGCTCATCTTCCGACGCACCAGAACCATGGCCAGCAATATCACCGCACCGATGATGCCGATGATGATTCCCTGGGTCAGGGCATTCCATTCTGGGATCAGACCCATGCACATACCCAGCGCAAACAGGATGCCGCCCACCGTGCTCATAATGAGGGTTACAAAATCTTTCTTTTTCATACTAAAGTACCTCCGAAATTTATTTGTGTGATTTCTCAGTTGATGATTGGATTATATCGAGGGAATGTTTTTGAAATTTTTACGCGATGTTTGCGTTTTGTTAAATCGAAGAAAAAAGCAGACGCCAAAAATGACGTCTGCTCTCGATCATGCGTATATCAGTTCATGGTTTACGATTTCCGTTACCTTGTTTCTAATGTTGTTCATCCGCTGAACCCATAGCATCTGGTCTGCGGCTTTCAGCTCCTCTGTCACACCCTCTGATGATGCCAACTGCGATATGATACGCTGAAACATCGCTTCCGCTTCATTGTCCAAATTGGCGAGATAGTCAGGTAGTTTTCCGCTGAGCAACAGACCTGTGTAAATCGCCTCCTTGGACTGCTTCAAATACCGCAACCGCCGCTGTCCCCAGATACCGATGGTCTTTTCTTCCGGCTCGTCCTCTCCGGCAATGAGGTAATAATCGCCGACCAGTTCATATTTCAGTCCCGTGTGCTCATCTGTAATGTACTTTTCCATTGTGTAATCCTCCGTTGTGATTTGAATTTTCCCTACAATTCAATCGTTCCGGTTGATTACAAAGCGAAGGGAGAGGCTACTTCCTTACGTAGCCTCTCCCTTCTGCGGCCTTCTGCATCATGTTTTTAACTTTATCGGTTGAAATCCATTTACCCGCATCCGCTCTCTGCGTGGGGTGAGTCCGGCGGCCTTGGCCACTTGAGTATAGGCCTGAGAGAGTGTGTTGATCTTCCGTTGACATTCCTCCCGCAGCTTGTCATCTCCAGCAGCCCGTGCAGCATTGGCCACACCCTTCTCCCGCCGGATCTGAGTTTCCAGCTTTCGCATCATCTGAACGGCCTGATATGTGGTGTAGCGCTTTCCGCCGATCTCACAGCCCCTCTTATTGTCCTCAGCCCACTCACGGAGCTGGTCATCTGTGTACCGCCGGACGGAATACTGAGTGGAAAAACTCATAGCTAAGTGCATACAGTTCCATTCACCGATTGGACGGCGGAATCCGGCATAATGGTTGCCGTCCACGTCCCAACAATCCTGCCCGGCTTGCATCTTTGCAAACTCGGACTTGGAGAAAACGTGACCCTGTACCGGCTCATGGTCGGGAGCACTTCGGGCGTGGGCAGAGATCTCATAGGCATCAAACCCTAACTCCTCCCCCATCAGATCCGATCCGTGCTGGGCGATCTGGTTGGCTCCGTCAATGATGTTCTGCCGCAGGGCTGTGTCCAGCCGCCGGTGATAGCCGCTGTCATACACCACCTGCATTCCGCTGTAGCCCAGCTTCCGGACAGTCTCACGGGTGACGGACTGATAACCCCCCAGTCCGGAACTGACGGCCAGAATGGCCTTGTCCACCAGTTGGCGATATTGGTCAGAGGAGGCCGTGGTGTTGGATAGATTCCGCATGGTGTGGGCGGTCTGCAAACTCATCGAGCGGGTGTATTGGGTCAACCTCCCTTTGGCCTCCTGGGACAACGGGGTATTATCCAGTGCTCGGGCGAAGCGTTTGTCGGTGTAAACCTCCTCCAGGGCGTTCTGGTATATCTGATACAGTTCTTTCGTTCCCATTTGCAACGCTCTTGCCAATCGGGCCGAGATCTCTGCCATATTGGCGTTCATCTCCGCCATAATCACCAGGCGGTTGACGCTGCTTTGATTCAGTTCCCCGATGGTACGGATCTGCTGGGCCACCGTTTCGATGTAAAAGGTGTTGACCTCATCAAATTTCCCCATCAGCCGGTTGATCTGCTCCTCTATGGTGGGCGGCTTAGGTGTGCTTCCCACGGCTCACTCCTCCTTACGGGGCCGGGATCCCTTGATCCAGGTCGGGTAGAAGCCCCTCCAGGCTCTCCATCCGCTCCTGCTGCTGGGCGGCGATGGCGGCCTTGGCCTGGGCGGCGGTCTCCTTAAAGTACCACTCCCGGAACTCCTGCTTGGAGATGATCTGGGCGTTGTAGAGCAGCAGCATTTCGTTCATCTGCTGCTGGGAGTCGGTGACAATGGAATCGTCCCAGTCAAAGGAGACTTCATATTCCCCTTCCGGTGCCAGGTGATACATGGTGGCGTACTTGTCCATGACTCGGATCACGTTTTTCAGACACCCCTCCAGGGCTCGCTGATTGTCCGCCACAGTGGCGTAGGAACGTTGCTTCACAATCCGAAGCTCTGTGGCTGTACGGGCATCCACGTTGGCATCTGACAGGGTGCCCCGGGACAAGCCACATAGATCCTCCACTCGAATCAAAAGCTGATTCAGCCCGTTGAGGAGACTGGCGTCACGAATCGGTGGGGCAAAAACCTTGTATGTTGAGTCCTCGCCCAGATCGACACCTCGAAACAGTCTCTCATTGAGCTTTGGCATCTCGGTAAGGGTGCGGCCTCCCTCCTTTTGAGTCTTTGGCCGTAGCACTGTGGGATCTACATCGATGGCCAATTCTGAACCTTCGTACTCCCACAAAAGCCGGGAGTATTGCAGATCCGCCTCTCGGATCACATCCACCGCCTTTGAATACACCGATGCGCCTAGCGGGGAGTCCACGTCAACGTTGTTCGCAGAGGTCACTTTGTACCAGCCGAATAACGGGCCGTCTGTATCCTTTACCACCACCTCCGGCTGGAGGCTTGCCCATCGGGGCACCTCAGACAGGGCGATTTCCGTGCCCAGGGAATGGACGTTATTGGACTGAAATGCCCGCTGAGTGATCCGCACATCCCGGCCTACAGCGGTGTGCCTCTCCAGACGAGTGAATACCTTTTTGCCCTCGGTAAAAGAATCAGGTATTACTACATCTGCCAGATTGCCGTCATCGTCAAAAGCCAGAGGATACAGCGCCCAATCCATCGTCCAGTCAAAATAGATGTGTCCATCTGCTGTGTTGGGATAAGGTTTGATCACCATGCCGCCCGCGGCGCATCCCTGCTCCAGCTTGACGCGGAGCACGCTTAGCAACTTCTCAAATTCAGCTTTCAGGTACTCCGCCCGGGGGTTCGTTACTGTTTCTCCCGTCTGTGTTCGGCCAGTACCGTTCTTCCCTTTTCCAGTGATCGTGCATTTCAGCTCCAGCACGATCTGTCGGGCAATTTCTGAGCTGACAAAAGCAGGCAGATTCATGGACTTCACACCGGGAGCTTGGAGCCAGTCCGCTTTATTTAAATAGAGCTGATACCAAGTATCCAGCGCCGTGGTCATTTCCGTGGAAACCGGTGTTTCAATCCGCTCCACCTGTTCGATGTTTTTGTAGGGTATCAACCTTCGGATCACCTCCTCAATGAATCGTCGAACTCTCAAAAAAGCATTCATCCGCTGTTATCACCTCTTTTCAGGCGTGAAAAAAGCACGGCGTTCGCCGTGCCCGAAGAATAATATGTTATTGTCCCTTTCGCTTGTACACCCGCTCCATGGCATACCTCACCATGTCTATACTGTGGCCGTTGGCATCCGGGAAGGAACTGATCACCTCACCATTTTGGGTGCGCTCATACTCATAGCGGGTAAATTCCCGGGCAGTGTTGGGGCACCGTACCGGGTCAATGACAATGGCTCGTAGGGACTGGAGCCACTTCATGCCATACCGCACGCTGTCGGGGCCTTTTATCGCACCTCGACACAGGGCTCCATACTCTCGGTAGTCTGCAACTGACTTAGGCTCCGCCGAATCCGCCGTAATCAGGTCAGAGCCAGTAACCCCTTTTTTAACCACCAGGCTGTTCCAGGTCTCCGCATTGCTCATTTTGTTGGCCCGGAACTCGTCATAGATATAGAGCGTGCGCCGGGTGCTGTCATAGTGCATTTTACCCCAGTGGTAGGGGTCTGGGTACCAGCCCCAGTCAATGCCCATGTAGATGTTGTCAAAGTGAGAAATCTCCTCATCAGTGATTTGACGAATCTCCAGATTGTCAAACACCTCTCCACCGGTGCCTACCGCATTGCCCAGATACTCATGCTCAAAGGCTCTGGGGTTTGTCTGCTTTAGCTCCTCTGCGTCGTCAAAAAACTGATCCCCCAGCCAATCCGGAGGCACTTCAGTGTAGCAGGACTTGTGCCGCAAGGCTCCCCGTCGTGGGGTCATCACATACTGATTGGCCCAGTTGGACTTGCTGATAGGCGGGTTGAAGGATTTGAACACCACGAACTTAGGGCCACCACGCATGACGGACTGCTGCACCGAGCGGATTTCTTCCTCTCCGGCGAACTCGTCCAATTCTTCGAACCAGAGGTATTTCAGATACCCCTGAGATACCTTGATGGACTTCATCTTCTTGGCCTTGTCCAGGCCACGGAACAGGATCACCTGTCCGGTTTTTCGGTATGTAATCTTATAGGGGCTGGTGGTGCATTTCCACTCGTCCATGACCCCCAGAGCATTTAGGCTCCATAGGATCTGCTCATAGACCGAGGTTCCGATGGTATTGCCCACCTTGCGAAAGATTACCGCATTGGCGTTGGGGTCGCTCATTATTCCCAGTGGGATCATGGTTCCGATAAAAGAGGACTTAGTGGAGCCACGGCCGCCGTACAGGTCGTAATAGGTGTGTTTACCCTCCATTACATCCCAGTACACGGGGTAAAACGATGGAGCGATCAGAGAGGAGAGCCGAACGCCATCAGTGGGTGTCTTCGGCATGATCCGCCTGACCCCCTGTCTCTTGCTGGGTCGCAATCAGTCCATCCGCACTCTCCGCCGGTGCCCTGGGGATGTCACAGACAATGTTGATGGTGTGGGCCTGTTCGCCATCCTCTGTCTCTTTCCAACCCTTGAAATTGTACTGGAGAGAGAACTTTGCGCCGTTGGCTCCATCCCGGTCAAAAAGCCGCTGCTCAGTGTACTCCTCGATCCGTAGCATGGCCTCATCAATGGTGTCTTTAAACTCCGCCTTGCCGTGGTATTTCCAGAGGGAGGTGCGGGACTTAAAACCAAGGGCTCTGGCCAGTCCGGCGGTGGTAGGCGGCTTCCGGCCTATGAAGATAGGCTGAGACTGCTTGTCCAGCATCGGGTTTCCGTTGGCATCCAACAGCAGCTCTCCCTCACACTTCCTAAAATAATCTTCGATCAGATCCACAATCTGGTCTTTGCTTGTGTATTTCGGCGGGATCCCGCCTCTTCGTCCCATTCACTTCACCTCTCCTATGGGGATTTTGGGTATAAAAATACCGGCGACAGTGCAAATTCTGTCATCGGCTTCGTGCTATTCTTTCAAGGGCATAAAAACAGGACGCAGAAATGCGTCCTGAGGCAAGCACCCGGATTTGCACCGGAACCACGGCTATCACCGGTTCTCCTCGGCTTAAACTATCACTTGCCAAGATAAGTATACCAAAGTTTTTCCACCTTTTCAACCATCTTCTTTTCCTGCGGCGTGAGATTGGAATATCCTTTGGGGCCATCATTTTCTGCGTGTATGTATCCATGGTGCACATGAGGTATCTTCTTATCGTGTGAATGATCCATGTCAATCGTTTTTGTGCGCTTATTATCTTTGTCAAAATAGATAATCTGGAGAATATCCGGTCCGCCTACCGTCACATAAACCTGACCTTTTGTCATCGTCTCCATGAGCGTTTCTGCCGCTCGGTAGTTTTTTGTAACAAATTTAATATTTCCCGACCTGAGAACCGTGTGGTACTCTGTGCCGTAGGGCTTGCCATTATCAGACATCCCGCTTGACGCTCCTCTACCACCCATTATGAACGTTTCCTAATACGGATCAACTTCATCCATGCACCATTGTCCTCTAGGCTGATATTTGTATCATACTGCATCGCTGCAAGACGCTGAATTTTGTTTTTAGCGTCTTCTGGCATTCTTTTCCAGTCAACATTGATCCCGCCCTGCATATCAAAACGCCGCGTGGTTTCATCTCGGTATTTATCAATATCCACGCCCACCTGCTCCTGAATGAATTTCTGTATGGTGACAGGCTTTCCTTGCTTTGCTTTCTGTTTTGATTGTTTCTGCTTTGGTTGTTCTGACTGTTTCTTCACAACAGCCTTTTCTTTAACTGCAAAACTTCCTCCACGTCCGCCCATTGTGTCACCTCTTTTCGTCTGTCGATGTATGTTTATTCGTTCTCCACTTCTGTTGAAATGCTCTGATTGGAATGATATCACCCTCGCATCCGTCCGGCACATTGCCGTACATGATAACCTTGCTAGGATGGAGCCGATCCAGCATTTCCCGATAGCCCTCCAGAAACAGGGTCTTTGTGTGGTCATTTGCCTGGGTGCCCACGCTGGACACCGCCACGATGCCGCCCACGGGCTCACCGTCAAAACACCAGGCAAAACTATCTGGCTCTGCCCAGCTGATGGTGGGAATCACCGTGACGCCGTTCTGTTGCCAATAGGCTCCGATCCAGTGTTTCCGGTAATGATTGTAAATCTGTATCGCCTTTGGGAAATCGGTGTAAGTAGAAAAGTCCGGAGTGAGAACAACCTGGAATTTCTGCATCATTCTCATGTAGACCTCTGGATTTGTCCACACTCTGGTAAACTGATAGTCATCAATGAAAAAGTGAACCCCGTGCCTCCAGGGCTCCTCACAGCCTCGGACATAGTTAAAGCCGATCCAGTTCTCCGCCGGACAGTCATAAACAGGGCGAAGCTGTGGAATGTCATGCTCTCCTACGCCTGGAAAAATCATCCGATTCAGATTCTCGTAATTTCTCTGCTGTCGATACAAAGCTCCGCCTCCTTTGGGTATAAGAAAAGCCGTAGACGAACTCCGTTAAGGAAAATCCGTCTGCGGCTCTGTGTGGAAATTGGGAAGATAGTTCAGGGAGCATTGCTGCTCTGGAGAGGAGGCGAACCCCATCCCCAAACTACATAAATCCACAATGTCATGATACCATGGGCGGTCGGGACATTGGGGACAAGTTTACGAAATCATGCAGATTTTCTCGTTTTTTACTTCCTCCTGCCCATCTGCGCCCTCCTGGGTGGCCTCCAAGTATCTATACACCCGCTTCTTCACTGCATCCGTGGAATTTCCGCCGCCGATATGGGCGGCCACCTGGTTCCAGGATTGGCCCTCCACGAAACGCAGGGTCATAATTTTCCGTGTCAGACTGTCCGGCACAGCAGCAATATACCGTTCCAGCCGTTGACGCTCATGAATGCACTGGATCCGTTTGGCAGCGATGATGGCTTGCAGGTCAGTCAATTCCAGTATTATCCGCTCCACTGGCTTTCCCGGCTCTCCCACGCCGTGGGGCATTCCATCCAGGTTAGCCGTGGTCGGTGCTTGGGCGGTCTGCTCCAAGGCCTCCAACCGCTGTTGGTCATATGCGATCTCCTGGTTCAGCCAATACAGCTGAGATAGTTCTTTTATGGTCATTGGTTGTGTTGTGCCTCCTTTGCCTTTTCGATGCGGGCTTTCAGTGCCGCCAGCAATTGCTCTTGTGCGCTGTCTTTCGTTTCCAGCGAGCGGATCACATCCTCATCGGTGCCGCCCTGGGTGATAAGTCGATGGATAATCACCGGCTGAGGCTGCCCCTGTCGGTGCAGTCTTTTGTTGGCCTGCTGGTACTCCTCCAAACTCCAGGTCAAGCCGAACCAAATTACATGATGCCCACCGTATTGCAGATTCAGGCCGTATCC